AATCCTCCGATGGTTGTTAGTTTGGTCAGTGAAATAATGATTAAGAATGTTAACATTATCACTACATCATGTGCCTTTGTTCGTATAAAGAATGGTATACTAATTACATTCGCTATTAGATGCATTGCTGCCCCTAATGTTGCGGATACATGTAACACAATAAAATAGGCAGTAACTATCAGGAATGATCCGATAATTCTGCCTGTTGTGAATAGTTTCATTGTGAAAGATCCTCGAACCGTTGATAACAGATTTTCTCTCTATCTTCAGGACTAAGTGTTGGAAACTCTTCACAAACTTCATCCCATAGATTCTCAAGAATAATCTCGTTTCTTAGTGAACTCATTGTTAGTCTCCTTAGTAAGATGTTGTGAATAGTTGAGAAATAGCAGAGAGAGTTTCTCTTGTTAAATCTTCCTTTTCAGGCATATCTTGGAACTCAGATAGTGCATCATAAATGCAATCCCATTGTTCATCAGTGAAGAAATCTCTAACAGTGTTGAGATCTTTGTGAGCAATTTGCTTGCCGTTGACTTCGAATGTTGTCATAATATAGTGAATTGAAAAAACTGTTTGTTGGGTTTGACCCCTACACTATACAGACACTTTAGGGGTACCAGTTAGTAATAGTCAATCCTTAAATGTTGCGTTAACACTAATAACACGCGCTTTGGGATTACGTGCAAGTGCAGTCTCTCTAGCATCTTGCATATTAATGGCATAAACTTGCTCATTGAAGATTTTACCTCCAACATACAATTTGACTTCCCATTTCATTACTTAGTCCTCCCATTCAGGTGTTGGTTGTTTACTTTGGGCTGCTTCAACTTTAGAATAAAAGTTATCAACAGCACCCTCTAATGTTTCAAAGATACTATCAACATCCTTATCAAATTGATCGGTGTTGCTTTCATCTCTGTCATTAATTGCACCTTCTAAAATGTAAAGAATAGTTGCAATTTGTCCCTCAGTTAGTGTTACATCATAGGGACGATTGAGATCTTCGGGTATACTTGGTTTGAAAGGTTTCATTGTTAGTTTGCCTCCTTAATTAGCGTAAGTAAAGATAACCGCCAGCCCAATCTGTATAATCAGGATCATGCAATTTCTGCCTATGTGATATCAACCGCAAATCATATCTAACAATTTTAGCAGGTGATTTCCAGGATGCAGGTTTATAAACTTCACCTGTTTTCTTATCAATGAAGGCATGAACTCCTCCATCACGATATTCATCATCTCGCAAATCTTGTTGAATTACTTTAATATATTTGCGACCAAATTCCATTCTAAACATAGGGCAATGGTCACTATTTGGATACCTTAATAGATAGTTTTCCTCAAGAGTTCTGCATAGTTGCCATACCCACTTTTCAATCTTTTGATCTAAAGTGAGACCTTCTTCAGGAAATACTGCGATGGTTGGAATTGCTGTTGTCATAATAAATTAGGGGGTAAATTGTTAATAAAAAGGACAGTAATTACTGTCCGTTAGTGTATGAACCCATCACACATTCTCCATAACGAACTTCGGCATAACCGTATTCTTCGGAGAGATCTAAACACAAACCCCAACAATCGTCAAGGTTAACAAATGAGGAATTCTCATAAGGTGCGGATGGACAATGAACCGAATATCTCATAATTTCAAAGATTAACTACACTATACAGACACTTTAGGGGTACCAGTTACCAATTCTTAGCAATGTTAAAATTGTGATAAGAAAATGTAAATCTATCTACCACCTTAAATGTACCAAACTCATTGTCAATTACATAACCTTCATGATCAACATCTTTATCCTCTATTTCACATGTTATAGTATAATCTGCGAAGATGTAACAAAACATGTCCATTTTGATTGATTCAACTAACTTCCATAATCTCAATACGTTAACATCAACTTGGAAGGATTCAGCAATCTCATCCTCATCTATCTCATAACCTTCACGGATGTAAGTATTAATTGCCTTCTTGACTTCCTGTGCCTCCCTAACATTTAAAAATGCACATAATGTTGACATTTGACGTGCGAAATTGCAAGCATCTTTAATATCATCAAGGTGAACACTTAATTCTACATTAGGTTGAACAAATCTAACGTGAGATGTATTATTCATCTTAGATGTAAGAGGAAATGCAATACAATCTCTCAAATCTTTGTTAGCAATGTAATAAGTATGAGGTGCAACTATGAGCCTCTGATATACTATTTCAGGGAACTTATATGTTATGGTATTAGGGCAGTAAGTATTATTGCCACCAAAACCGATAAAATCACCTTGGTAGATGTTATCAGTGCGAGGTAAGTAATCAAGGCAATTATGCAGAATCTCCGCCACTTTTCCCGTATGATTCTTATCAATTTGCTGATGGGATTCGTTGATCTTGATTTTAACTTTGTTGAAGACACTTTTAGTTCCTACGAAGAAGTTTCCAGTTGAAGGATTAGTACCCCAAACTATTGCTGGAGCACCATCAATTTTGACTGATATGTTACTATCAGCAGTGAACCAATCTAACACGGTTAAATCACCAGTTAGAATGGAATCTTCAGGATGTTCGATGTGAAGGTTTTTCATAATAATTAGTAGTTTAACATAAAAATAGGGGGAACAATGTCCCCCTGTAACAATTATTCAGCACTTACAAGATTTGAAACGAAGTTAACTGCTTTCTTGCCAAATGGGAGAACAAAATCATAACCTTTCTGCAGATCTTTCACAAATAAGTTAAACTCATAATTGTGAACTTTGACCCTTGCTTGAAAATCTTCACGATAATCTGCGAAGGTTAGTTTAGGTGCAGGTGGAACAACTTTGGGCTCATTAGTAACAACAACTGTTTTTTCGGTTGGTATTACTTTGGCAGCAGGTTTACGACTTCTTCTCTTTCTTGGAGTGGTTGAAACAACTGAAGTCTTTGCTGGCATAGTTTGACCTATAGAGTGAATGTAAGGACTTAAATCCGAACCGAGACCCGATCACCATTTCTGGTTTGACTTGGTAAGTGACTGCCTTACACTATACAGACACTTTAGGGGTACCAGTTTCTATTTGTTTGCCTTCTTATGCTTTGTGATAAAATTCCTTGCAGATTCCTCATTTCGACATACTTTAAGCTGCAATCCTTCATGGATTATCATTAACTTAGTCTTACTATTCATCACTGGTACTGCATAGTATCCATCATTAGTTGCAAACCCTTGTTCACAATCTTTATAGAATCTTGCGATTGATTTTAACTCTTTGTTCATCGTTTAATTACACTAATAGCGGGTTGACCTTGCTTGAATACAGTATCAACAACTGCATTAACTTTACGTGAGGTACTAATACCAACTCTATCCCATGTAGGTACAACAACTAAACCAAATGTTTTAGATTCATTACCAGTTCTTATTACCCTCCCTATTGTTTGACTAATAGTGATATAATCCATATTGCGTAAAAACAATGCTGCTTCTAATCCAGGAACGTTAATACCTTCACTGAGAATACTGTGATGAACTACAACAAACTTCCTGTTATCTTCACGACCCCAAGTGTTAAGAACATTAAAGAACTTTTCACGATTAACTTTCTTACCATTGATAATTGCACCAGTCTTAGATGTAATATACATCCACGAATAACCTCTCATATGTAACTCTTTACCAAATGCAGATTGTGAGAATAAACCTACAATTTGTCTGGTAGATCTTGCACAAATGAGAATCTTATCAACATTTTGGTCATCAATAGTATCAATTACATGGTCGCAATCCTTCTCATGTGAGTGTCTACTATCATCAGTAACATCTATCTTCTTAATGATGACTTTAGGTGGTAGAATATAACCCTGTTCTACTAACTTAGGAGCAGGAATATTGCACAATACTTTACCATAAATGTCCTCATCATTCATTCCTGCTTTAAACGGAGTCATAGAATGTTTTGGAGTTGCAGTAAAGAAATAGCAACGATTTGCCTCCATTGAGAAATACTCAGTAGCACCAATAAAGTTACGTTGTACACTATTATGGGCTTCATCAAAATATACTGTATCCACGACAATTTGTGCTTCCTGTATTCTATGAAGTGAATGATATGTCGTAAATATTATCTTATGTCTCTTCCAGTTCTTAATACTCCATTCACGAATCGCATCACTATTTGTTGTTGAAGTATGATGAGTTTCACCACTATGTACATGCAACACTTGAGCATTTGTGATGTGCTCTAAGAAATTAGCAGACAATTGTTCTGCTAATAATATACGAGGTGCAACTACTATTATAGTCTTTGGTTCAGTAAATTTCTTATTATTCTTATCCCATTCCCAAATATATTTAAATTGACGCTGTGCATCAGTGATGGCAATCATCGTCTTACCGCCACCAGTAGGAACAATAATCTGTCCCTTATTATATTCACGAAGAGCAGCAAGTGACTGCTCTTGATGTTCACGAAGTTTAATCATCAAATAATCATGCTATGTAAATTATACCATGAATAGTGTTAAAACGCCATAGAGACGCTTCTAGGTACACTATACAGACACTTCAGGGGTACCAGTAACTATAACTTAGGATTATAATGTTGTGCTGGTTTCTCTTTTTTCTTTGCAATATCTTTCAGTAATCTATCACCTGCACGTTGCAATTTACGTCTTTCAGGTCTAGTGTATCCTGACGCTTTTTGTGGTTTATAATTAGGACTCGTTGTATCTTTCTTTTTACTAAGAAGTTTATCCCTAGTTTTTATGACATCAGTTTTACTTTTACCTGAAGCTTCTCTTGCTTTTCTTTCCTTATACGCTTTACGTTGTGCTTCTTTAGATGATAACGCAGCAGACCCTCTTTCACGAGTTGGTTGTTGTTGAACTTTAGATCTAGGTTTAGTTGTACCTGCATCTGATCTTTTTTTATAATCTTTAGCAGGTACAGTTTTGCCTCCTCCTACTGCTTTAGTCCTTTTCTTTTGTCCTACTTGCTGTTTTGCTAGATAACCACTTTTCTTTTTACGTGCATCACGAACTCTACCAACCTCTAAGGGTGTATCCGTCGCTTTAGACATTCTGTAATCATCAAGAGATTGATCGCTAGAATTTCCTCTAACTTTTGCTTCCGTGATGAAGTTTTGAAAAGTTCTCATCTATAAAACTATTTCCTATATGTTATTTATCCTAAGTATCATTCAACATCTCCTTAACTCTTGCTCGTCTAAGTTCAAGTAACTCATCATATCTTGAGGCTTGTTCTTTAGTGTAAACGAAAGATTGCTTTCTCCAAGCATCTCTCAATTCACGCATTTCGTATAATACAGCAGAAGGTTTCATGTTAAAAATCAGTAGTAGAGTTAAGGAATTGGTCGAAAGATTTAGTTTCATCCTCATCTTTCATTTCTGGGAGATCAAATATCTCAGCAGGAGAATCTTGGATCTCTGATAATAAGTCGTCCATTTTTAAGGAGCATGTTATATTATCCAGACACTTTAGAGGTACCAGTTACTATTACCAATTAAAATACTCCTGTGGAGATGGTAATGATCTAAACATATCCAAATCTACAGGAGGAGGAACTTTCTTAAATTGTGGTGGTATATCTTCTTTAGATGCTGCACATTTCCAGTCCAATATCTCTTTTGCATCAGGATGTTGACCATCAACTTCATCAATATTATATCCTTCATAATCTAATCCAACACATGTAGGCTCAACATCATTTAACCAGTGTTGAATTGACATAAACAATCCACCACGTTTACCAAAACAACCACCATGCACATCACTATGTTTAACCTCTATTGCTAACATACCTCTAATATAAAAACATTCATCAACTCTCTTAAAATACGTTTTATCTTGTATTGCATTGTGATCAAAATCTCTTGATACCCATACACCATGATGACTGAATTCTGTGTCACCATCTAAATGAACTTCAAAACTATCAATATTTGGGTGAGTATGTTCTGGAATAATCATATTAGGAGTTGGTCTTAATATCTCCACCTGAAATGGTGGTTTACGATATTGTACTTTCCTACAATATCCAGGAACTCCAAAGAAATCTTGCTCATAATCTTCTGTCTTCATATCAATAGCGTCCGCAACTGCGGACGTATTAAGATAATCTATTACAAATTTAGTGAGCGTATCCATTACTCTATTTTAGATTTACGAGATTTAATATACTTTAACTGACACCAATCCTTCTCATAACATAATAATAATGTATGAATAAATTTATGCCTATCATTTTTAGTGTATTGGCATACAGGTTTTGGTTTAACACCAGTCTCTATAGTTATATATCGACTGCAACTATTAAATCCCTTTCTCTCTTCTTCAGGATCACCTTTAAAATAAACCCATCCTTCATCTTTCCCATATTCACCCCGATCCCAAACTACATAGTCGTTCACTTCAGGTTCATATGACATTCATTAACCCTGCCAAGGTGGATCTACTTGAGCATCTCCAATATTAGGGGCTTGTAGTTTCTTACCTTGTTGTTCTTGAGCAGTAGTGTAAACATTTTCCAGTCCAACATCTGGAACTGCCCTCATACGTGTGGGATTTACACCACCATCTACAAAATTAGTCAATTTCTCATCACATTGTTCTCTAGTTAATTGTTTTGCGTCATCTCCAATTAACGTCCAACCTTCAGTGGTTAGTTCCTCGATTCGATAAAGTTTTTCCATAGTTTTTAATGATGCAACAGTATATATGAAAATACCCTATCATTATAAATGATAAGGTATTAAATGTCAAATAAATTCAGCAAGATAATAATCAACGGTAATTTCTAATTTAGCAGCTTCTCTTTCACATTCAGCGATAAACTCTTCAATAAGTTCATCAGTCTGATTGATTGGTTGTTCATTCATTTTGGACTCTCCTTACAGGTGCATTGTTTAATTAAAGGTTCTAATTTCTCAGCAAGAGGTTTATCTTCTGTAAAATTTAACCAGAATACAATCTTTTTAAGTTCTTCCTTACTTAAGTCAACTAGCATTAGCAGACTCCTTTATTTCTACAATTTGAGGTTCTGGATAATGTAAATCATAACATACCCACTGATTGTTTTCAAATAAGTAAGCATATTCTTCACCATTAACAAGATAATCCTCAACACATGTATCTAGTCTTGGTTCAGTCTTCTCACCACGATCATTATAATATTGAACGTGATTATCAACCTTTTCAAGTTTCCAATTAGTATCAGAATCTATACACGAAACATCACCACCATCAATTAACTCTGCTATCTTCTCATAAGTGTCAAACTTCTTCTTCAAAGCAACACCTAGCCACTGAGGATAACCATCCCAATGATGATAAACAGACAACACATAACCAGTTTCAAGTAATAGTCCAATGCGTGATCTTGTTGCCATAATAAAAAAGAAATAGTTGAAGTGAGACTAAACAAGGTGGAATTACAGCGTATGCGTCCAATACTGGACTAGCAAACTTGTTTAGTCTGTGAACTCCCCATCCTAACGCCATTCGGACAGTATAATTAGGGGAGTGGTTGAGCAAGGTCTTATCCACGACACTTTGGTTCGCTACATTGCCTTGCTCTTTTGCTATCCGTGGGACTTACTGAGGATGCGACTACCGTTTTCTGTCACCCGCACATCCGCAGATGTGTTATTCGGTTCGTTTGGTGGTGTTTTAAAGTCCGTTCGCTCGTTTACTGCCTCGGTACACTACACAGACACTTTAGGGGTACCAGTTTGTATTAACCTCCATCAATATCACATCCAATGGTACTACCAACAACTGCACCTAATGGAATTGACCACCAACGTCCATTTCCTCTTGACATAGCAGCAGCAGCACCTCCACCTATTAATGCACCAGCAATCTTACCATCAGTACAATCATTAGTATCATACTCTTCATAAGTTCTTGTTCTATGAGTATTTTCATGTGTTCTTTCCACTCTACTTCTACTACAAGGGTACTCAATCGTATCCTTCCAAGACTTTATATAACCAGGTGAATCTTCCGTTCCAGGTACATATTCTTCTCTATATTCTTCTCTATAACATGTAGTAGTCTCAGAATATCCAGACTGTTGATGATGTGCTAATGCAGGAGTACATGCACTAAGAGCAACAACAGTAGCAAGTAGAATTTTCATTTTAAATATTAATATGAGGCTATTATACACCAAAAAAGGTGTTTATGCAGAAACTTGTGCCAGTTCCGCAAGTGCCTCCATTCTTAAGAATACACCGTCTTTAGTATAATGTAACTGATAATTCTCTGTTGTTACATAGTATCCAACAATATCTTTTCCATCATCTTCCCAACCATAACCTTTTACCTTCTCATTGACTCCATCTATCCTCATTGTCTTACCACCTGATAAGTATGAATGGTATCTGTCGTCTAGATTAATCATTAGTTTTAGAAGAATGTGTTGATATTATAACATAGTTATATGAAATATCTATAAATTTTATACTGTCTTTAGACTCTCTACACATTAATTAACAATTACTCACTCTTCTGAGCCTCTTCTGCTTTAATCTCCTTTCTAACCCTTTTAGCATATCTTACATCTTCTTTAGTATACCAATCAGGATGTTTCTTTGCCCTCTTTAACAACTTCTTCGCTGCCTTCTTAATACTCCAGTCCTTCAAACCTAATCCTCAATAAACTACCGAATAGGTATTTATGCACGTTCTTTCACGTCATATTCTATCACTATCTTTTTACTACTTCTACCTGAATGATCTAAGGTAGACATTCTTTGCATCTTGCCACCCAATTCACCAGTGATGACCAACAACTCTGCAATTAAATCTGATTCATCTTTCATTTAGTTTTCCTCCTTGGTACTTGAATTGTCCATGATCCACCCTCTAGATCAACCATATCAAAATTCTCTTTAACATATTTCTCTCTTGCTTTTGCTTCCTTCTCCATTCTAACTAATTCAGCTTCACGTCCTGGTTCGGGTTGAATTTCACCATAATGAGTCTCTAACTTGTCATAATATTCTAAGATAGCATTGTCTACCATCCCATATGTTGTATCCCAAGTAAGACTATGTTTAAGATCAGTTGCTAGTTCATCTATTTCTTCCGTACTCATTTCTTCACCAAGAAGTGATGCTCTAATAGAAACTAACTCAGTAAGGTTGATCTTAATCTCAATATCATTATATGTTATTGCCATGTTACCAATCAGGATAGTGTGAAATTTTAGAAGTATTTAACAAATATTATAACACAAACTTATAATCATTTCAATGGTTCATCTCCATGATACCATTTTACTAAAGAATA